AAAAAAGGCCCCCCAGGAGAATCCACCACCTCCTAGTGTTTATCGGGGGATATTCTTTAGACCTTTGAACGCAGGGTCTAAATCTCCACGAATTCTTCGTTCACGTATCGCCCAATCCATTCCCCGATTTTTCCAGTCCCATCTTCACAATCAAACACCATCCCATTCTCAGAAATCCAGACTTCTATATCCCCAATCTTCTGCTTTCGTATGTGATAGGAATCCGTCTCTAGCATCACAGGGTCAGTAGCCGCCTCCTCGTATTTCTTCTCCACCTTGTAAAAGATATTCAGCAGCGTACCAGACTTTTTTGCTTGTGCCCCAGCAACTACTGATTTTGCTTCTTCAGCAGCCGCCCTCCCCGCGCAAGCCTTCGCCTTGGCTCCCTCGGCCTTCCGCCTCCTCATCTCCATCTCTTTTACACTCGGCCTTTGAACCTTCCAGGGCTTCGCCCAAGCGGCATCAACCGCTTGTTCCGCCGCCGCCTGGCTCGCCATAGCCGCCGCCAACCATTCCTTATTGCCAGGCTCTCCATGTTTATCCACCTGCATCCAATACCACGGTCCTCCATACAGCCTGGAAGCTTCGGGTATAGGCTCAGTAAGAAGTCCATGTATCATCCGCGTCTGGTATTTCCCGTCCACAGGCCGACTCTTACAATGCGCGCAAAGAGGAGAATCCCCTTCACGAGTATTTTTACAAAGAACAACACGACACGCCGTCATACATGGCGCAAGCCGCTCCGCCGTTTTATCCCAGTTTGTCAGACGAGCAAGACATCGCCGTTTTTCCATGGTGACCTTTCAACCCAGCCCCCCGCCAAATTCAAGTTTTTACGTTTTTATACAGGAGAATCTACCACAACTGCCTTCACGCTAGAAGCGACAGTTGCCGCCTTTCCAGACCCCCCTCCATACACAGCCAACGTCATTGCGCTCGGGTCGTTCGTCTCAGGCGACCACTTAGGCATCCAATACGGCCAGTAATCCCCCGTATTCTTATACATACTTTCATACAACGACCGATAATAAAACGATTCAGGCGTAATGGGAACCGGCGAAGGATACTTATTCGCCAACTCCTCCCAGTTCGAAGGAACAAGCCCCCTCTCCAGAATCCGCTCCTGGATTTCTTGGAACCAAGATTTCTCGGACGTGCTCACTCCATCTGAAAACGCCTCCTTTGTTCGCCACAGCACATCGCTAGGCAAATAATGCGTCCCCGCAAAGGCCCTCCGCAATAAATCCTTCTCTACCCTCCCCCCCGCAACAGGACGACGCAGCTCGGTTGGCACAGACATCGCCACCCCTACAAACTGTTTATCGAGAAACGGCGTCCTCGCCTCCAGGCCATGCGAGCTAATGCTCCTATCAGAACGCAAGACATCATACCGATGAATCCCAGCGAGTAGCCGCCCCGTCTCCGCCTCAAATGCATAATCATTCGGCGCCCTGTAAAAATACAGATAGGACCCCCATACCTCATCTGAGCCGTCCCCATTAAACACCACCTTGCACTCGGTCCTCCTGCGGATTTCTCGTGCAACCAGCCAGTTCCCCACCGACGCCCGCACGGTAGTAATATCATATGACTCTATATCACGAATCACATCCGGTATTGCGGCAAACATCTCATCTGCCGTCACGACAATCTCATGATGTTCGGAATTAATCCAGCCCGCCACCAGGCGAGCGTATTTCAAATCACTGCTCCCACGCATACCGATGCTAAATGTCTTGAGGCGTGCGCCCCCAGAATCCATCAGCATCTTCTGCACACACGCCGCCACGAGAGAAGAATCCAGTCCCCCACTCAACAGCGCAGCAACCGGCCTCTCCGTCATTAACCGTTTCCGCACAGCCGCCAGAAACGACTCGCGCACGGCGGACAAGACTCCCGCCTCGCCTGAAAAAACCCCCTTCAACCACGGCACCATATGATATACACTCTTTGACACAATCCCCGAACTACTGACACGCCACACCTCGCCCGGTGGAAATTCGCAGATTTTCGCATAACTTTCCACGAATCCCTCCAACGCCTTTCGCTCACTGGCAAACATGGTCCCCCGAAATTTATCTTCGGACCAATACAACGGACGAACGCCGTATGGGTCTCTTGCGACGATATATTCATTGGCCGTCGCATCGTATAACACTAGCGAAAATACACCGTCTAGCGCCCGACAAAATGTTGCCGCTTCTCCACACGACCTCCAAAGCTCTCCAAGCACCTCACAATCTGACCCACTCTTTGACACATAGCCCAGCGCCGCCTCAATCTGCCGAGAATTATAAATCTCGCCATTACACATCCAAGATAACCCATCGCCTTGTGTAAAAGGTTGCATTCCGTCTGGATTCAGCCCATTGATGGCTAGGCGAGTGAATGCAAATGTTGCACTGTCATCGCCTTCGATTTCCTTAATACGAGTCCCCTCTGGCCCACGTGCCACGATATGCTCCACGGCCTTGGATATCTTCTTGCTGTCAACATAAACACCTTTCGCATGAATCCATGCCCATATACCGCACATAACTCTACAGTAATTATTTTAAAACCTTAGACCAGAATGGACGCAAGTGATCTAATTCGGAAGAAGTTGCAAACAACTGTGGCGACAGCAGCCGTTGATGCGTCAACCCAGATAAAATCAAGTTTATACACAAATCCTCCCGTAAATATCAATTTCACAGGCAGTATTGGAAATGCTGCGGTGACTGGAGCTAGCTCCACCATATCTGACTATGAACTCAATGTTGGCGGGCCAGTGTCCTCCCCGTTCCCCTTTTACATTGGCATGATTCTTACGGGAACCGGCGTCACTCCTGGTACCACCATCACTGCATTTGGAACGGGCACAGGCGGCGAGGGCACGTATTTCGTTGACATAAGCCAAACAGTCGCTTCCACAGCCATCACTGGCACCATTGGCCTGCTTACGGTGACGACCGCACCCACAGGTATCCTTGCAGTAGGCCAGGTCATTACAGGCACTACTGTTGCGGCAGGCACCACCATCAGGGGGCTTGCCACGGGCACGGGTGGTACAGGAACATATACTCTAAATGTTGCGAATCAAACAGTGACATCTCAAGCCCTTCAGGCAACTTACACACCGCAAAATAATATCACGTATATAGAGTCAATTAAATTTGCATCTCAGGAAGACAAAATGAATTTTGATGCTGGTTTGAGATATGTATATTATGATGCCGCGGGAATTCCCAATGTATCATCTATGAATTTCTGTGCACAGCGCCTCCCTAAACAGTAATAACATCTTTTAGAAAGAATGTCCAAGGCCCAGACCCAGGCCCAAAAAACAAAGGCAGAGCGAGTCAAAGAATCGGTCACCTTGCTAAAAAGGCTCATAGAAGTCGGCATACATTCCGAAGACCTTGGCTATAAGGCGACGAAACAAGCCCTGGATACCTGGATTTCCGATGGCGTCCCCAAAACAGAAACCATTGATTTTGCACGTTACGGTCGCATAGGATATCTTACTCTTCCAGAGCACTCAGGAAAGCCTCCCACCTTCCTCTTGAAAGCAACGGAGGAGCTGAAAGAACAACTGGCCGAAGAATAGATGGGCCATACGGACCATAAGGCCGACAATTTAAATAAAACCCTAACTTTGAAAGATTTGGTTTTATTTGGTGTGATATCTATCTTTGGCTCAGGCGGATTCAATTTGATTGGTCGTGCTATTACACAAGGAGGACCACAATGGCCTCTTGCGCTAGGAGGAGCCGCTGCACTTTTCTTGGGCAGCTCCAAAACATACGAAGCGGCATACCGAGAATTCAAGAAAAACACATCCGAGTCAGATTTCTTGGAAAAAATATTCGGGCCGAATGCTTCCTATGTGACTATGGCGTCTATTCTTTTATTCAACTTCTTTTCTATTGCGACAATTCTCGTCTTATGCGTCCGGATGATTGTTCCTGATGCTCCATGGCTAACCCAAAGCGTATTAGCCATAAGTCTGATAACCTTCATGGGCATTTTCTCGCTACAAGGAATCGCACATAATAAACTATTCGTAAATTTCTGCTCTTCTGCACTAGTGGTCATTCTTTCAGCAATTACATTGTTAGGGTTTGGAGGAGCAGCAGGCGACGCCGAAAGGCTAGAAGCAGTACAACCCATAAAACCACTCCCCACCTTACCAAACACATCTTTGACACAGAGCTTCCTATATTTCTTCTATATCTTGGCGGGTTTCGACGTCCTCATGAAATTCTCGGAAGAAACGAAGGACCCTGATGATATTCCCCGCTCGTTTTACGTAAGCAATAGTATCGCCATCTTGTTTGTCCTAGGTCTTACATTTGCCGTGATAACGTTCACAGATTTACAGAAGGTAAAACCTTTGGAGCATGTGATAGGTGAAATGTTGAATAATGTGACAGGATATAATGTGAAGAATTATTTCAACGTGCTTGCCGTATTTTTCATGATTGTCACAATGTTCGTTACATTCTTGGCGACCACCCGATATATGTATAGTTTGGGCGACAAATATAAATCCGAATATTTCACGGCTCTCAATGAGAATAAAGCCCCTGTTGTTCCAGTGGCGCTTACAACCCTATTAATTTCAGTGATTGTTTTGATAAATCACGTAGATATTCTCGTAGGATTCGCTGATATTGCACTAGGGAGTTTCTTGTTCCTCGTGGCAGCGGCGGCTACTGTGTATAAATATCAGAAGGGCGAAATACCTGTGTTAGAGGGATTAACGGCATCTTCTTTCTTGGGTGTATTTGGGGCTTCTGTTTGGAAGCAACTATAAGGCACCTCTAGAATAATACATTAGGAAGACCACCTCTAACACAGCCAGTATGAGTAACGCGGTTTTCTTCCACTTACGATTTGGGACAAATCTATATGCAAATAATAGCACAAGGGCTAGTATAAAAATAAGGGGTAATACATTTTTCGTATGCGAAGAATACTCGCTATAGTCGGAGAACGGATCACTACTCAGATTATTTACACGTTTAGCAAATATACGTTCCATTCCAGATTTATTGACTTGATTACCGAAATTATATGCTTCAATTGATTTATCGATACAGTTATTAAATTCTGTTTCTATGTCATTCAATTGTTGTTTTTGAAGGGGGGTTCCTGTATAACCGCTTTTTTGAACATTATACTTTTCTGGAAAATTCGCAATATCTTTCATGTAGTCACGATACCGTCGTATTTTAAGTAAATTCAAGTAGATCGTTTCTATTTTTGGCGCTATTGCTGTCCAGCATTTATCTTTACCAGTTTGAGTATTTAATGACACACAAAATGCTTTTGCTAGATTAAGCTTACTGTAGGCATTGTTAAACTCTTCAATCGCCTTCTTGGCATCTACAAAATACCTTGTATAGGTATTGCCCATTTCTTATAATATTTATTTAGAATTTATTCATGAGGTCCCCCACCAAGGCCTTAACGGCGGCCGTCCATAAATAATAGATGCCTATCCTCGCGACTTTATCGTCTATGGCAACATCCGCAATCGGCAAAGCAATCGGCTCTGCTCTTATTTCTTATTCGACCCATTATGGGATGACAAAGCTGTATAACGCAGCGTGTGTCCCTGACGGAGTATGGGGATTTTTACAAGGAATGGTGACCTCTGGAAGTCCTGTGTGCCAGCTGGGTGTTCAGGTAATCGGCTCTACGCAGGTCTCGTATTCTTCCATTATTATGATGGGGTTTTCCCGTATTATTCTTGACTTTGTTGCTCCTGGCATGGGCAAAGAAGCAGCCTTTGCTGCTACTGCTGCAGCAGCAAACGCGGCCTCTTCTCACATTTAAATTATGAGGTGAATCATCAGATGAGTGCTTCAGCAGAAGGCTCGTTATACGAGCTCGTCTCCCGAGGCAAGAAAGACGTATATTTTTTCCAAGACCAGCACGATAGTCGTTTTGCGTTTGACAATACATATGACACACAGACTCCGCGCCTGGAAGAAATGCGCCGCATTCTCCCTAAAACAGCCGTGGAATTCGGACGCACCGTGGAGTTTGAGTTTGATTTGGTGGGCGATTTGATGAGATCACCTACCCTGGTCATAGAACTTCCCACATGGCTTCCTGAGGCACAGGCGAAACTTGTGAGAAATTCGGTGATAAACGACGCAGAAGGCATTTCCTACGGATATATCCAGGGAATCGCCTATTTCCTTTTTGAAAAAATCGGATTTTATCAGGATAGCATATTACTACAAGAATTCAGCGGGGATACTCTATGGGCCTTGTCCAAAAACGTCGGCACATACGGCCAAGGATTCATAACTACAGCACAGACGGGCAGCCACGGCGGCACCTCCTTAGAAATCGGCAGAAATGCCGCCCCACCCACCTTGCGTCTAGAGCTGCCCTTGGTGGGATGCCAACAAGGCGCATCCGATGTTGGATTTCCCCAGAGGGCGATGACGAGACATACATTCAGACTGCGTTGTAAGTTAAGGAAACTAGAAGACCTAGTGGAATCGTCGAATTCTGCAGCAACCGCCAAGGCCATTCCGTGGGGCAGAGAACTATACCAACAAACATCACCCACCACTCCTGCAGTGCCCTTTCAAACACTTGAACGAGAAAATATTCTACAACCCAAGATTTCTCTAGAAACCATGCAAATCTACGTGGACAAGGATGTCCAGCATGCCATGGAAAACCGTCCTATCACCACTCGTTTCTCAAGAATATACGAAAACAAATTCACGCAGAGCAGCCTCGATTATTCCAATGTCATTGCTGGAGGAACGGCCACTATTTCTCGGCGCCTGGATGGACGGCATCCTGTCAACAGAGTTACCTGGTATTTCCGAAACACCACGGATACGATGGCGAATCGCCTGTATAAAATAAAGACGGATAATGGAAAACCCTACTACAACAGCCTATCGTTTCTTATGGCCGGCCAAACCCGCGAATTCCCACGCAGCCCCCTCATATGGAGAGACGTCACGAATTATGCAAAAGAGGATACTGATACCGGGCTGGAAATCAATACGATGAACTGGTCCTTCGGTGCAATCGCCCCCTCCAGATTTCAGGACATAGGGTCCCAGGTGGGCGGGGCAGTGAATTTCTCCAGTGCCGATAAACCGACTTTTTATATAGACCTCGCCTCGCCCGGCACAACTGCCTCCGCGAGGTCCACAGAGCTGTTCGTCATTACAGAGGGCTGGGCCGAATTACGCACGGATGGAAAAGGCCGCGCAGAACTTCTTTCCATGAATTAATAAAGAGATGAGCGTAGAAAACTTGCCACTTGCTCCTGCCCAGTCCGAGGGATTCACTCGGCCTAGCGGCGATATCGTCACCCTACTGGACCTTACTCCGAGGGATTACCAGGACAACGAATTCACACCGCTATCATCGGATAAAACATGGTGGCTTCCTGAGCAGTCTCGTCGGCTAAGGCCGTTTTCCACGTGTGTGCAACAATATCCGTTCCGAGGACCCACGGGCTTCGGGCAACGATTCACCTTTGACTTGAAATCCACAACTTGTGGGGATGTCCTCTTTAACACAGTCCTCCAAATAGACCTCAGCCATTGGTTTAATGATACCGACTTGCTCCGTATGGAATCTGGGCGGTATGCAGCCACTGGCTCTTTCGTCGGCACCATTGGCTCAACCAACTTGGAGGTTCAGAAGATGATATCTGGCACAGTATCCATGGGCTCACCCGTTGTAGGAGAAGGTGTTCTACCTGGTACTATAATCACAGGATTTGTATCAGGAACTCCTGGTGGAGTCGGATTTTACACGGTAAATAATACACACCCTGCAACTATTACAGGAAATATGTCTGCAGGAACTCAAGGAGACCAATGGTTTTATGCGAATTCTCTCGGCACGGTTATCTTAGAGCGTGCTGAGATGGAAGTCGGCGACCAAACCATTGAAATTGTCGACGGAGATTTCTTAAACGTGTCCAGCCTATTGTTCCAAGACCTGAATTCCCAATTCGGTCTGGCCACTGACGGTCTTGGCAGACAACCACTATCATCCCTTTTACACAGTTCTCTTTCAAGGCCTTTTCCTACGACGAGCCGCACCCTTTTTATCCCGCTGCCCTTTTTCTTTTCTCGTGTGAAGCTCCAGGAAGCATTTCCTGTTCTCGCCTGTAAAGAAGGCTCTATACGCATTCATGTGCAGCTACGGCCATTCAAGGAATGCGTCCGAATCATAACAGGGCGTCGCGTGGCATGTGACGATACTCCACTCGGCAGGACATTCCTTATCAGCGATACGATTAAGACCCCGTCACACCCTTTGCCAAAGGCGGTGCAGATAAAGGCCTACGATAACATCCCTCAATTCAAGAATATCCAGCTCATTACCTATTCGGCTCATACGGACGGCTCAATTCGCAATAAGATTCTGCGTAATCCGTTTGAGATTCTCACGCGCAATGTGACCACTTTCCATTTTGCCGAGCCTCTCAAATACGCCGTCAATAAAACAACCGCCGATACAATCCAAGTTCTGCTACCTCTGGAATTGAATCACCCCGTGGAAGAGATTATCTGGTTTGTCCGTCGTAAGTCGGTGGAGAACAACAATGAATGGACAAATTATTCGGCGGTCACAAGTTATGAATACGATGCCACTTTTAATCCGACGAAGTCACTCTTACAATCTGCCACGATTCAATTCAATGGCGTGGATATTGTGCGTGCAGAAGAGCAATGGTTTCGCCAGCATATTGCGCTCAGGCACAAGGGAGGAATTGCCGCGTATGAAAATTTCATATACGGATATTCCTTTTCCAGCACACCTGGGCGTCATCAGCCGGCAGGCACGGCGAATGCTTCTCGCTTACAATCTATTCGCCTGGGTCTAAACATTGTTCCGCCTGGTGGAGGGTTAGAGCAAGACTGGGAAGTCAAGGTGTTTGTTCTGGCCCTGCAGTGGCTCCGTTTTCAGGATGGTATGACAAATAAAATGTATACGGATTAAAATATATTCCATAACGCAAGAAAACCTTCGGTAGAACATTATAGACCGCATCGAACATTAGCAAACCTCCACCAAAGGAAATAAAGACTTCATCCCAGAAATCAAAATCTGACGAGCCGGCAATTAAAAAATACACCATCAAGAAAAGTCCAAGGAATATTTTGAAGGCAACTTCCGATAGTAGGTATACTACGGAATCTTCCTTTTGCAGCTTCAATAATATAAGTATGAGCTGAACGATCATCGCAACTTTCAGAAACATCAGGAAAACATGGTAACTCTTCATCTTAAAATAATTCAACATCGTCTATCTACTAGTCCATAATATCTCCCACATTTGTGAACAGATTGATCGCATCGAGGAAAAGTCCTAGAGAAGCATCCACATAATCCGGAGTACGATTTTTCAGCCGTGCTGCAATCTCCTTTATCCTCTGCGTATCATACGCAACGAAAATGGAAAATAGTCCAGCTCCAAACCAAGATAGCGCCTCGCTCAAAGAGGATATAGTTTCCATCTTGACACCACCAAAAGCACCGACTATCAATAAGAGCCTAGCAACAATGAGGCCAATCAACCCTGCCAAGAGATAAGAGCCGAATCCGAGAATATTCTGCTTATCATAAAATCCGAGGACAGTCATCGCACCGAAAATACCTGCCACAGTCACCAATACATCCTTTAACACATTCTCCGCCTTCAGTCTCGCAACAAAGTTCGCCATGACTTGGCCCAGAGTCACCGCGAAAAGTGCAAACAACACATATTTCAGAGGCCCCGGTTGTACATACGACATGGCAAATAAAAGCACAAAGACCAACACAATTTCCACGATTTGCGCAGTCATCGTGTGGCTCACAGGGTAATTGGAGCTTACCGCCGTAATTCCTAGAGCAGCGAAAAGGTGTAGATAGGTTATGCCTATGAAATTGCTTCCAGCTTTGCTGGCACCTAAGACCATTCCTTCTATTCTGATCTAAAGATTTTGTAAAGGGACAACATCAGAATGGCCTCGGCGGGTCTATTGAGACTGTTGAATTCGGGCATGCAAGATGAGCGCCTCCTCGCCCCGAAAGGACAGCCGAGCACCGACGCATTCCAAAGGGCCTATGTAAAAGGAGGGAGATTTACAACGGAATGGTATCGCGTTGATTTCGACAATCGGCCGGTATTTGGAACGACGGCCAGAATTACAGTGCCTCGCAGAGGACATTTAGTGACTCGTGCATTCCTCGTCACCACCATGCCAGATATTTCCACGGCACAAGCGGCGGCGAGAAAATACGCCAGCGACCTCGGCCTCCAATTCGCCGGACCCACATTCGGCTGGACGAATTCCATTGGCCATGCACTCGTTGTTTCCGCCGACCTGAGTATTGGGGGAAATCGCATAGATACGCTTGACGGGAAACTCATGGAAGTGCTCGACGAATTCCATACCCCCCTGGAAAAAACCACAACGGTTAATCGCCTCCTAGGTCGTCATGACCAAGGATTCACCCCGAAATCCAATGGATTCTCAGCCCCGCAACAAATCGTCACCCCTCTCCCCTTCTGGTTTGCACGCGGCGACCCTTCTATGGCCCTGCCCATTGACGCCCTAGGTAATGACCTGGTTCAAACATCTGTGGCGTTCAATGTGGTGGACGCCCTTTATACGACAACAAGTCGCATCAAAGACCCTCGTACCTATGTGATAAAACCAGGGAGCCCGGCAGTGTCGCCCACAGAATCCTTCTATACTACCGCCGGCTGTGCGCGGATTTTCAACAAGGGGGATGCAGCGAGAGCCGCCGTGGCAGCTGTAACAGGAAGTCTTGCTATGCCTCCGATGGCGGGAAGTCCGTTTTACGTGCTAGATAACCCACCAACGGCGGATGGAAAAGACGTTTTCGGCCTCAACGGAAATCCCGAGAAATCCGTGAGAGTCCGAGAAATTCCCGGAATCAAGATGCCCGATACATTCCAAATACAGGATTCCTACATGTTGTTTGAATACGTGTATCTCGATGGCCCCGAGGCAAACAGAATCCGTCTCGCCGACTTGACATACCCAATAGTCCAGCATTATCCTTTTACACATGACACAAAAGGCCTGGCGAAAACCAAGTTTTCTCTACGCATACCCAATCCTTGCCGAGATATTTATATGGTTGCACACAATCCTGCTGCAGATTTGTTAAATGCGCCATTCTTGGCTACCCGAGATTTATCTGGCTTGTATATTTCCGATTTGAGTGGGATTGGTCCGATTGCACCGTGGTGGCCAGATGCGGCAGGGTTGAGCCTAGACAGATTTACTCCTCTCGTACCTGCATATTCTTCCATAGATTCCGAGCCTATTCAAAGCATCCAGTTATTATACGAAGGAAAAATGTTACGATATTCCACAGATTCTCCTGCATTTTTCCGGTCTGTCCTCCCGACGATTGAACAACGCAAAACACCCTGGCATCATAAATATTATTATCATTTACCCTTTGGCACACACTCTGAGGAATTCGGCCTCAGCAACCCCATGGGACAAGCAAATTTGGATAAAATTACTCGCATAGAGCTTTCTCTAACATTCAAACCATTCCGTGGGTCTGTCCTAGAATCAGATGTTCCAGCATATACAATCTATGTATGGGCGGAAACATATAATATGTTACGAGTCTATGGTGGGCGTGGAGGATTGATGTTTAATTATTAGGGCGTAATATTAATATTATTGATTGTTCCTCCGCTTGTATTAATAGTTACATTTAGTATATTTACACTTGTGGGACTGAGAATTCTCATAACTTCCACATTATCTTTATATAATACTATATATCCTGTATCAAAGGACACTCCAAATACAGTCTGGGAAGTATATGTTCCGAAACCAGTTCCAGCGAAGTTGGATCCATCAAATCCTTGGCATTGTCCATCGGATTGTAGCACCCAGCCTCCACAAAAGTGGTTTAGGTCAAACCTATCATAACCTACTGTATTGCCAAAACCAACGTTTGCATCAATGGAAGAAGTCGCCGAGAAACTTAAAATCTCTGGAGATGTAAACATCAACGCTGCACTGGCACCTGCATCTTCGTTTCCGTTTACTCCTCCAGTTTTTTGTATAGTATTATTACCAGTGATTGTTACATTCTGACTCGCTGACCAAAGTATATTAGTTTGGCTTTAGCCTCCTGTAGTGCTTACACTTAGGGAGGAAGAGCTAGATGTTAATGAACCCTTCACTGCAGTTACTACAACACTATATGTTGTGCCAGCAGTCAATCCACTAAACGTTGCCGACTTGGAAGCAACTCCGTTATCGGTTGAAGGTGTTGCTGCATTTCCATCAATTGTATACGTATAGGAAGTGGCCCCATTACCGCCGCCCCAACCGACTGTGAATCCAGAGGAAGTTATGAAAGAGCTTGTCAAATCTATAACATCTGAAATGATGGGTGAATAATTATATATTTTTAAGAGACTTGAATCATAATACCCACATGAATATACATTTGCCGAAGTATCCAACTTTATACCTTTTAATTGGTTTTCACCAGTTCCACCAATCTTCCTTGCCCATTGAGGAGTTCCATCGGAATTGTATTTTACAATAAAATTATCAAGTGTGAAATTGCTATTCGAATTTGTAATATCAGCAAAAGAGGTTCCATCCTCATTAAAAATTGTCAATTGATTTGAAAGATATTCTCCAGAAACATATACATTTGAAGAAGCATCCAATACAATATTTAATGGTTGGTCATTACCGTTTCCACCAATCTTCCTTGCCCATTGAGGCGTTCCATCCGTATTATATTTTACAATAAAACTATCATATACTCCAGAATTAGAAAACTGGGCAAAAGAAGTTTCATTCGCATTATAAATTGTGAATTCATCCGAGCCAAACATTCCATAGACGTATAGATTTCTAGAAATATCAAATACAATATTTGCAGAAAATTCAATACTATTTCCACCAATCTTTCTTGCCCATTGAGGTGCTCCATCTGAGCTGTATTTTACTATGAAGATATCATAGTCTCCAGATTGTGAAAGCTGAGCAAAAGTACTTTCATCCTCATTATAAATTGTTAAGGTATTTGAAGTATATGATCCATTCACATATACGTTTGCAGAAGCATCTAATACCATAGTTAATGGTTGGTCATCACCATTTCCACCAATCTTTCTTGCCCATTGAGGAGTTCCGTCTGAGCTATATTTCACAAGAACGGAATCCATTCCTCCAGAATTGGAAAGCTCAGCAAAAGAACTTCCACTTCCATCATAAATCGTTAACGGAGAATTTGTATTTGATGAGTATATTCCAGAAATATATACATTTGCAGAAACATCTAATATAATATTTATTAGCTGGGAATTAGAAATTCCACCAATCATTCTTACCCATTGAGGAGTTCCACCTGAATTATATTTCACAATAACGGAGCCGTCTGTTTGAGAATTTGGAATCTCAGCAAAAGAACTTGCATCCTCATTATAAATTGTCAATTGACTTGAATTATATTTTATAATAACATATAAATTTGAAGAAGAATCAAATTTTATATCCATTAATTGGTCAATACTATTTCCACCAATATTTCTTGCCCATTGAGGCGTTCCTTCTGAGCTGTATTTTACTATGAAGATATCACAATCTCCATAATTAGAAAAGTCAGCAAAAGAACTTCCACTTCCATCATAAATTGTTAATGGGTTTGAAAGATAATATAATCCAAAAACATATAAATTTCCTGTTGTATCCAATGCCATATTTACTGGCGTTTCGTTTCCAGTTCCACCAATGATTCTTGCCCATTGAGGAGTTCCATCTGAGCTGTATTTTACTATGAAGGTATCGAGTACTCCAGATTTGGAAAAGGTAGCAAAAGAATTTCCACTTCCATCATAAATTGTTAAGGTATTTGAAGTATATATTCCATGTACGTATACATTTCCAGAAGCATCTAATATCATATTAAATTCTTGGTTGGCCGCAATAATTCTTCCCCATTGAGGAGTTCCGCCTGAGCTATATTTTATTATTAACATGCTAGATTCTTCAGAATTAGAAAACTCAGCAAAAGAACTTCCATCCTCATTATAAATTGTTAACGGATTTGAAGTGTATCCTACAGAAACATATACATTTGCAGAAGCATCTAATATGAAATTTACTGGACCATCGTCACCAGTGCCACCAATCTTTCTTGCCCATTGAGGACTTCCATCTGAATTATATTTAACTATAAATGTATCAGAGCCCCCAGAATTTATAAGAGAAATTATCTTAACAACGTTAAAGGAACTGGATGACGTATTTCCTCCAGAATTCACGGCTGTAATTATAACACTGTGAGAATCATTTTGCGTAAGTCCAGTGAATGTTGCCGACTTGGAAGCAACTCCGTTATCGGTTGAAGGTGTTGCTGCATTTCCATCAATTGTATACGTATAGGAAGTCGCCCTATCACCACCGCTCCAACTGACTGTGAATCCAGAGGTTGTAAGAGAGCTGTATGCCAGAGAAGAAGGTTGTGTAGGAGGACTTGTTGATACTATTATTTCCTCAATAAAATTACACACACTATCAAACACCGATTTACCATTGCGAATATAAAAGGTTTTTGTAATATCGGTAGATATACTTCCTTCAATCACGAATTCATAGCAAGGTGTTGTTCCATCACTCGCCAGCCCACTCAAGGTTTGATATATAATGGAATTATCTTCGACGCCGCTTCCAAATAGAATATAGTTATTCAGCGCCCAAGGTCCAATATAAGAAACAATATCATAAACATTATACCCCCCACCCAACCAGCGAATCCGCTGTTTTCCATCGTCATATGTATACACTGATTCTGCAGTAATCGCTAAATCTACTGCAGAGTTATATACATAAGCTTCATACGGCTTTCCAATATTTTCCGTGGCATACATAATTTTAATGCTGCGAACATTGTCATTCCAGTTCAATCCGCTTGTATTAAGCGACATGAAGTTCTCCGTTGTTTGTCTAAGAATTTTGTAGAGGCCGCCATAATTCACCTCACTGAAAATTGCCATCTTTAGATTGGAAGGAATCTGAAAGGAACTCAGGGTCCATGTGTCAAAGCCATTGACATAGCGTGTTCCGCCATATTGCCCAACATACAGGAAAAGACCTGAGCCACTTAACCCTATATTCTCATATCCTGTTACACCATCACCTGCTTCCGATATCTTCACCCATAGCTCAGGATTTGTACTGGGCGACTTGTTTGTTATGGAAGAAGGGGCAACTGTTCCATTCGCCTGTATAGTGGGGCCGGCGATGCACATATATACAGAGCTATCTGTAAAAAACACCGTATTGCCGGCGTTATATGTGGCAGAATCACTGTAGATAGTGGGAGAAGTGTCAGGAATGATAGTGGTATTTCCAAGGTCAAATGGATTTCCAGGTGTTATCACCGCAGGAAGAAGTGACTCATCATACAACATGATCCTGCTGCCGTCTCCGCCAGAAATATCCAAGGCAGAAAATCCATTTTCCGTGTATTGACTGCTCTGTGCATCTTGTGCAGCAACTAAAAGGAGGCGAACAGATTCCGCCGCCGCCTCAGCGGCAGTTGCAGAATTTCCAGCAACCGTCGTTCCTGCAATTGTAGCCTGCACACGAGATTCCGTGGCGAATCCGAGAACTGTGTTATAGGAAGTATACAAGGCGGCAACGGTGCTCAAAGAAGTCGCCGCCGTTGCACCTGCTATAGCTGAAGAAGCCGCTGCCGCTGCCGCAGCCTCTGCTGCCGCCCGTGCCGCCCCATCCGCTGCCGCAAGTGCCGCATCCAGCGCCGTCTTGCCGTTCTTTATATAGAACGTGGCGCCTGCAGCCTGATTGATATAATTTCCGAAAGAAATCGTAACGATATCCGTAAGAGGGTCGCAGACATAGGTTTGCACTATATCAGGTATGTCTATACCCGTTCCGAAAGCTGCAAAGGAATTAAGTAGTCCAGTGCTAATACGAGGGTCGTCCAGGCCAGTGGGCGTCGTGAATCGCACAATTCTGTTATTCGTTCCACTCAAAGGAAGGCGAGTGAGGCTCAAATCGGTCGCCGCATTAAATACCAACATATCGTCTGACACCTTTACCCAAACGCTAGGGAACGCCACAGGATTTTTCCCAGAAATCGGATTTAGCGTCAGGCACATATACTTATCGTCTGTCGCCGTAGGATACGTGACAAGGTCTCCCACATCGTAGGAAGTCCCTCCCGCATACACACCCATGTTTATAGGAGTGATTGTGCGGGTTTTCAAGGTAAACGGCACACCACTCGTAACGGACTCAGGCACATACTTCGTCATCAGCACGTAATTATCAACGGGAGCAGAGTAAATGAAGCCGTTCATCACATCGTCTAGGGAAGCATCCGCTGTATTAAGCGCAGACTGAGAAGCACTTGCCGCTAGACTAGAATCTTCCAAAGCCGCCCCCGCATCCAGCACAGCTTTCTGCAGAAGCCCGTATTTGAGCTGGGTTTCTGCCAACTTTTCAGCCGCAGCAGCAGTAGCCGCCCGCAAATCCACCATTTCTTGTGGGATAGACCCACCTACCCCAACCACGGTGCTCATTTGTAAAATAGGGTTGCGTGCGAGCGCCGCTGCCTCCGCAGCCTTTGCTGTATTCAAGGCGGAAGTATCAGCATTGACAGCGGCTAGACCTTTGGCTAACTCCGCCTCTGCAGCGGTTTTCGCCAATAAATCGGCAGCTTTCTTTGTCTGGGCGGCCGTATTGGTTTGACGCAGGAATTCCAAGTCTAGAATGAACGCCGCAATAGGGTCAAGGTCTGCCACGGAAGCCACATACGCCCTCTTCGCCGCATCGTATTTGATTTTCAGATTATCACGCTTGACACACGCCTCCGCGGATGCATCACGAAGTCCCTGTATGGCATTTATGTCAGAGCCATTTCCACTTATGGCATCATCCAGACGCTTGCTCGCAATCACATAGGCCTCGGCCGCAAGAGTATAAGAATGATCTATAAAATCTAATTCCGCCTTCTGCTCCGCCACCGCCGCCGCCTTCGCAGCAGAAATCTGTGCTTCCTTTAGCAATAACTGATGCGCCTTCTCGGCGGAATAGATTGCGTCCTGCTCAGGAGAAATAGACAGGCCAAATGATAAATCAGTAATCAACTCCTCTAACACCTTTACCTTGGAATTCAGTAAGCACATATTAGACGCCGACGTGTAAAACGCCTCTTGTAATGTATCTGTGTTATTTCCATTTTCTTCTGCCGTTTTTAAGGCAGCCCTCGCTGCCAAATAAACGGAATACGCCGTATCAAATTCGCCTTGTAATACAAGAAGCTCCGCCTTCTGTTTATTTAGATTTCTCAGCAGCTCCGTATTTTTCTCGGCATTTATAGACGCTATTGCCAAATCGTATGCAGCAGCTAAAATGGCGGCAACATTGGGATCAGCCACAGCACCCGCCTGTGCCGTGTTATATGCTTCTGTGGCTGCATTGAATGCGCGTGTAGCCACCACTAAATCTGCCGCCGCCTTTTGCTCAGACGCCAAGGCGACCTTAAGATTATTCCCAGATTCTACAGCGGCATTCAGGGCGGCAGAGGAAACATCGTAATTTTTCTGGGCATCCTGTTTATCAATCGTGGCATTATTCAACCCTATTTGTGCTTGTGTAAGATTTATGGTAAGAAGATTTGTTTTAGCTGCTTGTATATCTGTGCTTGCCTGAGTTCTCTGTTGCACTATAATGGCCGTAGCGGCAGTCAGCTTGGCAATGGCAGCTTGAATCAGCACTGTATTTTGCACATTGGCGCCTGATAAATCGGTGACGGCTTGAACCTTGGCTGCGATGGCACGAGCCTCCGCTTGTTTTGCGAGGGCGAGTGCATTCGTGGCCGTCTGTAGGCTTTCTTGTAATGCCTTAATATCCTTGCCGCCATTTACTGCCGTAATCAATTGCTTATACACCACGTCATACTCCGCCTGGGCTTGCTCTGCGGCAGTGGCCGCTTGAGAGGCAGCGACGGTTTTATCTTCTGCTGCTTTCTCTAAGGCGGCAACTTTCTCCGTTTCCGTGGCAGACCTAGTGCTGACCATGGCATTGTCTATCACGAGTTGTGCGTTGGGGTCTTGTTGCGCTGCCACTTGTTGTTCCACGAGGGACATATTCAGGCATGCCGAGTTGAATGTTGCCGTGGCCAGGGCAGCAGCGGCGTCTGCTACAGCCTTTTGGAGGCTTTGAATAGTCGCCATAGGTTGCCCTGAAGTTACGGCGGTTTTCAGAGAAGAGGCGGCAACATCATACTCGGCCTTTTTTACACGAGCTTCTTCCACTGCGGCCTTCGCCTTCTGATATAAGGCGGTGACCGTATTCACGAGATTATTGGTTTTCGCCGCCATCGTCTGGTCCGCCTGTAAGAGAGCTGCAGCACTCAGCGTATCTATAATATTCTGAGAGGCATTCACATTCGCCTCGGCGATTACTTTCGCATTATGAGTTATCGTAAATTGGGTATTTGCCGTATTATACGTGTTGCGTTTCGCTGTAAGGTCGGCGTTCAACTCTCTGATTTTGCTGAGCTCTGTTCCACTTGTAATGGCGATATCTAGAGCATTCTTCGCCAGCGTGTAATTCAGCTCGGCAATATCAAGTGCCGCCTTGGAATTGTTTTCCGAAATAATGGCCGCATATAGAATCATGGCGAGTTTATTCGCCTTTGCCTCTTGCACGGATTGTCTATAGTCGGCCACGGCGGCAGCGAAGAAGTCTTTAGAGTTCTGGTCCTCTGAAATCTGGCTGAATCGAGCGTCAAAATCTGCCTGTGCTTTTACGACCGCCGCCCGCTTGGCATTCTTATCCGCAAGTGCAGCCGCCGCGGCGGAACTCAGGCGCACATAATCGGCAGGAGGGGCGACGTCCATCAGTCGCTTCGCTATATCATACGAGACGTCCGCCAAATCAGCCGCCTGCTCCAAATTCACAAGCGAGACGCGAGCGGCATTCAATGTCTTCGCCATTGTCATTGCCTGAGCGTTATCAATTATATTATTTTGGAAAGTTGATATAGTCGCATTACGTGTATTATACTCGGCCAGCGCACCCGTCGCCCACGCCGTGACGGTGACGACCGTCGCATCAGCAGCGGTCTTGGCGGCTACGGCGGCAGCGGCGGCCAAATCGGCAGAGCTTTTCTTCGTATTTGCGGCCGATAAAGCCGCCACCGCCGCAGTGGCGGCCGTGCCTGTCGTAATCACGGCGAGCCGCAAGACCTGTACTTCAGATAAGACGGCACCAGCCGCAATAGCCGCATTCAAATCGGTATTCGCCTGTGTATATGCCGTCTGGGCGGCCGTATTGGCCGTGGTGGCGGCAGCAAGGACAGCCGTGGCGGCGGCGGCAGCATCGCTCGTTTCATTCACGTTTGCGGCTGCGATACTAGCACCGAGGGCCCCCGCCGCCTTTTTCGCCGCAATCAGCGTATCGAGAGCCAACTTCTCGGTACCCTGAGCGCCAATTAGTGCCAAACTAGCATCCGCATATCCTTTTACACAGTCCTTGGATTTCTGAGTGAGCGCAATCATTTCAGAGCGCAGAATTTGTATATCTGCTGCCTTCTTTCCTGTCGTAATAGCATAATCAATATCAAACGCCACGTTTTCTAGAGCGTGTTGGGTCGTTGTCTTGGTGTCAGTGGCTTTTACAAAGTCGGCCCAGGCTTGAAGCGCGGCACCCTTCTTGGAATTATACGCCGCCTGGGCCAGAATAATCGTCTGCGGGTCGAGGATTTTCTTCTCGGCATCGGTGAGCGCCTTTGTTGCCGGGTCAGAGGCGGTGTTTGCGGCTGACGTGGTTGCAGCAATCGTGGTGGCATCCGTCTGGGCTTTGGCGAGTGCAGCGGCAGATGTGATGGAATTGGCGGTGGCGGAAGAAAGCACCGCCTCGGCGAGTTTCTGTTGCGCAGCGGCGAGTGCTTGCTCGTTGAGCGCCTTCTTATTGGCCAGTGTCTGTAAGGTAGCGGCGGCCTGATTGGACAGAGATGTAGCCGTGGCGGCGGCTGCTGCTGCGCTCACGGCAGCGGCACGTTGGAATTGTATTTCGGAATCCGTGCTGCCTGATAAAATCGCCTCCTCCAAGGCGGCTTGGGCGGCGTTTGCTGTGGCCTGGGCATTGGACGCCGCAATAGCCTGTCTGGCATTCTCGTTGATGGCGTTTGTATAGAACGTCTCGTCTTGGGTAGTAAGATAGGCAGCCTGCTCTCTCTCCTTCTCGGCCATGGCGGCGTATAAAGAGGCGGAGGCTGCAGCGGCGGCACGAGAGGCAGTTTGTGCAGCGGCGGCGGCAGCGGCGGCAGCGGCGGCGGCAGCCCGTTTCGCTGATGAGCCTGAAGGGGTATCTACTGCCAGAAGTTGGAGACGAATTGCGAATGTCGTTCCCGCGGGTATGACTACCGACTCATTGTTGCCCGTTTCTCCCGCACTTATATGTGTGACAGGCTGGGGGAATGTGAATACCAGGCGTATCTCCACTTTATCGTTCTCCATGAACATCCACGAGCCGGTTCCCATAGGGTCGGCTTCCTCGCATACATAATTTGTTTCGAACAGTCCAGGAATCTGGGTTCCGTTCGCCTGAAAATAACGCAGAGGATTCAGTGAAAGCATCGAGCGGAACATGGCATCCACGGCACCCATATCCACTCCGCTAGATGTTGTCAGAAGCTCTTCCTCGTTGAAAGAATCCACAATCATTTTGGCAACGGCTTCTGACTGTAACATACATTGGGCGTCTTCCAGATTATAAATAATGTTCATTGTAGGGGCGGAAGAATTTCCGTAACATTTGTATAGGACATAGGCCATTACTAAATCGTTGGCGGTCACTGAGTTTGTCTCACGAACCCTGGCATCTCCGTTTGCATCCAGAATATAGGAGCTGAAGTTGAGTCCGTCCAGGGTGCCGTCAATGTCATTATATGATTTGTTTAATGAAGCCTTCAAGGCATCCACGAATTTTAAACCGTCGACTTCTGGCACGAAGTGGCCTATCGGACGAGGGGCTCCAGATTCCCTTCTCCATACGAAAAAGGTATTGAGGTCATCTACGGACATCGGAATTTGAACTCTGTGTCCTACCAACGTAGATTCCGTGAAACGGATGGCGTTATTCGCCAGACTCATGGAAAGGGACTTCTTATAACGAACCGTTAAGGCAGGCATCCCTATATAATATTTTGGGAGATTATTTTATGAGTGTATATAGAACGACATTTCCAATGTTCGCCACAATATGAAGGAGCATGTGTGCATATGTAGATATTGCAAAGTTCTTTTGTCTATGATAATATATTCCAAGGAAATATAGAAATGGAATGGAAGACATAATATAATAATATAAATTTCCATCTTTTAAGAAATATGCGACATAGAGTTGATATGTTAGACCAGACTTTACAACAATGATATCCAAATATCTTCTATATGAATAATCTGGATTTTTCCAATAATGGAGTGATGTGAGCCCTACGCTTAGAGGTATTATAGATATTCCATAATGTCCCTTGTATATAGCATACAAATGTGTGAGAAAACAAAGATAGGATGTTTTATATATTTGTAGAGAATACTGTTTATCTAGAATGGGTGCCATTATAGATAAACATTGGGGTGTTTTTAGGTATAGCTTTATAGCTTTATAGCTTAGTAGTTCACAGCATTCCAAAAAATAAAGAAGTCAGGAACTAGCGCGGTAGATGGAATTATAACCTTGGGGAATTTGGTTATCAATGTAAGAAATTTATTGCTGGACTTATTGGTGCAACTATTACTGAATTTGCGCCATCCTTGTAGTCTATGTCAATTCCTATAAAGGTATCACTGTGTGTTTGGGCATTTGGATCCCAGACCGTATTAGTGAGTTCAATCCTATTTGCAACAGTTGTAGATAAGCTAATATCCCCAAATAATGAGTTTGCGCCATTCGTAATGTCGATTAATGATAACGTTGCCCCTACCATAGCATAGGGTACTATAGTTACGTCAATATAGTATGGCGCATTTGCAGGGTCACCAACATTGTAACTTGCGTTAGTAAAAGTTGTACTACCGCCAGGGGTCAGTGATAACTCTCTCAGAGGCATCGTCACATTCAGTAATGTTGTTCCAACTGCTCCATCAGACGTTCTGGTGCATACTGCTGTGAAAACTACAGTGCTTCCAGGAGGGTATAGAGGGTCACCACTGCTCAGAGATATACTACCTGTGCTGGAATTATATGTAACAGTATTGCTACTTAGAGTTGTAGGAATTGTTGGCGTTGTTCTAACTCCATTACTTGTAACAGCTGCTGTAATTAGCCATGTTCCAGTTATAGTCGCATTACGATCAAAATGAATTGTTTCAACGCTGCCTAGGTTGAGCATAGATTGAGTGTATCCAGTTATAGAATATGGTCCAGTTCCAGAAAGACCAGCAAAATTCTGTATTGATTCTACTGCGGGCATTGTCAGGGATGGAGGAGGAGGCGCAGAAGACCCAGCCAATTCATCCACCGTGATGTAAATTGTTGTGTTAATTGATTGTGGGGTACCAGCAGAATCAAGAATCGTTACGTCCACCAACCATCTTCCAGCAGTCGCATTTCCACTTGTAGGGTCAAATGAGAAAATGCCAGTTGAAGTTAGGGTGACTCCAGTAGGACCATTTGATGGTGTTGCACCTACCACATTTTGTTCAAGTGTTCCACCGACAGTGAATGCATATGAATAAGGACCTGTCCCACCAGCCACGACAATACCAATAGCTGACTGGGCAGGATAATGAGCTCCCTTGTAAAAAATCAAGCTCGTCTTATTCACTACCTGGAATATAAGAGGATTCGCAACAAGGTCTTCAGAAGAACTTCTCGTTGAAGGATACGCCATTACAGGCGCAGAGCATACAAGTTGTAGGCGAAGAGACATCACATTGCCTCTATCAGCGGCAGCCACATGGGCGGGGTTTGTTGCATCAAATGCAATGCCCTCGCCCTTAATAAACACCGTCTCCACTTGGTCAGGAGTCGCGCTGCTAGGATTCTTGGCGTTATCCACCACGGAAAGGACGGTCACAGGCGCGCAGAAATATAGACGCACAGGAATCTCAATCTTGTCGCCTACACCCAAGCACCAGTTACCAGAGCCAGCCACATCAGGATTCGACTCAAAGAGACCGGCGATTTGCACACCGTTTTTGTAGAAACGCTGAGGGTCCATTGACAGAAGAGAGCGGAACATCTCATCCACACGACCCTTGTCGTCGCCAGGTAATTGATTAGCAGGCAGGGGCGTAATCGCTATCACCGCCTTGGCCTCCTCTTCCTGTAAGGAATCCTTAATAGCTGTTGCCAGGTCTTGGTTGCTGAGCATTCCAAAGGCATCTTGTAAGTTATATACGACATCCCAGGCATCAAAGGAAGAAGAGCCGAAGCACTTATTCAGAACGAAGGCCATAACCAAATCATTTACACTGTAGTGTTGGTTAGCTACCGGTGTAGAAGTTCCTAGACCCGTTGAAGTATAAGCCCATGTATTATTCGTAATATTAACAATATCACGCTTCATATCGGCAGTGGAATCTAGCGCCGGGCTGCTGTAGTTGAGACCCTGTGCAACACCATCTATATCAGTATATCCTGTCTGAAATGCCCTCTCGAGCATATCGATAAATGTAGGCATCGCTGTAGGGCCAGAGCCATTATACGTGGCAGCAGGATTCGCTACGAATCTTCCCGTAGGACGCAGCTCACCATCCATACGTGTCCATCTGAAATACTCGTTCATGAAATCGACGGGTACGTTAAATAAGACACGATGACCCATGAAGGAGGACTGTGCAAAGTTAATCGCCTGCGCCGTAAGGCCCAGGTGCGTTACCCTGCGAAAACAAAGCGTTGATGGAGTCATGGGCATGATATGCTAATTGTCTTGAATAAAAAGGTAAAACGGAGCCGTTTCGCAAATTGTAATATTTACATAGCATCATATGATATGTAAACATGCATTTTAGTATAAAACCACCACGTTTACGCAGGAGGGGCGGAAATAGTAATCGTGATGGATTTTGCAGCAGGGGCTGCGGGAGCGGGAGAAGTAGCTCCAATATAATTCAGTAAAACGGACACTACATTAACTGCAGGAACACTCGATGTCACAGAAGGATCGTATGTAAGCTCTAATACGCTGTTTGTGAAGGTATATGTTAAGCCAACAATAGCGAGTAGAGCCGTATCTGCAAGACTCTCAATCTCCCAGTCAGCGCTGTCACCAAGGTTAGCAAATACAACCGCAATAGCCTTCTGTGTCTTGTAATTAGCACCATCGTAGAAGATAGGGTTGACAGCAACCGCAACAGCGGGGGCAGGAGGAGTTGCTGCAACATCCTCGGAAGTCGCACGAGTTACACCGGGCACCATTACCGGGTCAGAGCACAAAATCTGTAGGCGAAGAGACATAATATTGCCTCTATCGGCGGCAGCGACCTCGGCGGCATCTGTCGCATCAAAGGTCGAAGCCTCTCCCCGAATAAAGATTGTCTCCACTACATCAGGGGTCGCGCTGCTGGGATTCTTGGCGTTATCCACCACGGAAAGAACAGTCACAGGCGCGCAGAAATATAGACGCACAGGAATTTCAATCTTGTCGCCTACACCCAAGCACCAGTTACCAGAGCCAGCCACGTCAGGATTTGACTCAAAGAGGCCGGTGATTTGTGTGCCATTTTTGTAGAAACGCTGAGGGTCCATGGACAGAAGAGAGCGGAACATCTCATCCACACGACCCTTGTCGTCACCGGGTTCTTGGGTAGCAAGAGATTTTGTAGGCAAAACATTTGCCGCCGCCTTGGCCTCCTCTTCCACCAGAGATGCATTGATAGCTTGCGCAAGCTGTAAATCAGTCAGCATTCCAAAGGCATCGGGTAAGTTATACACGATTTCCCAGGCATCGTATGCAGAAGAGCCGAAGCACTTGTTCAGAACGAAGGCCATCACTAAATCATTGACACTGTAGTGTGTGCCTGGTTGAAGAGGATCAGCTGTACCCGCGCCTGTGGGATTATAAGCCCATGAATCGTTCGTAATATTAACATCACGCTTCATATCGCCAGTGGAATCTAGCGCCGGACTGCTGTAGTTTAGACCCTCGGCAACAGCATCTAAGTCAGTGAATGTAGAGCCAAACGCCCTCTCAAGCATTTCGGTAAATGTAGGCATATCTTTAGGACCAGCAGAAGCATATGCAGGGTTAGCACCAGGGTCCGCTACGAATCTTCCCGTAGGACGCACCTCCTCTGCAGCACGTGTCCATGTAAAATACTCGTTCATGAAATCCACAGGCACGTTAAAAGAAACGCGGTGGCCCATGAAGGAGGACTGTGCAAAGTTAATCGCCTGCGGGGTAAGGCCCAGGTGCGTCATCTTGCGGAAACGGAGCGTGGAGGGAGTCGTAGGCATTTTATATTCACCGGGCGCATTAAAAACGCCGAACGGAGCCGTTTCGCAAATTTTCCGACTTTACAATTATACAGAATCACACCACCTATTAGATAAACCGCAAATATTATGAAACAGCCCCGCCGCCTATTGTAACCCACTCACACCTCTCTTGAAAAAACTAAGACCAGAATGAAAACGGGACGAATCTTCTTTCTGCTTCTTATTTACAGAGCGCATTTTCTCGGCATTGTCTAAATTTTTCTTGATTTTTTCCGCCCACGCTAGCGCATTCTGCTGGTCTTCTACGCTACCTGAGCCTCGTTTCAAAAGCGACGGGAATTCCTGTGGGGGCTTTTCCACGAGCAAAACATCTACATCTCCCTCATCTCCTTTAGGAGTAGGAGGGGCATAATCAGGTAAATCATCATCATCCGTCGAACGAATCCCTTTCTCTATACTCACCCAGCCTTCTGCGGATGCAGAGGCAGAAGGCACCTCAAGGCTAGAAGAATCTTCGCTTCTGAACCGAGGGCGAGACCAGCCCATCTTTTTGCGAGAAAAAGGACTTCTGAAAATATTGTTCTTCTGTGTGGTAAAACGACTTTCGCCCTCATCCGCCTTCCATACACGAAAGGGAGGAGAGGTTTCTTGGGGTGTTGTAGAACATACCTTTTCCTCAACAGAAGAAGCAGAAGCAGAAGCAGAAGCAGAAGTCGCAGATACGCAAGACTGGTCAGAGTCAGAGTCCGAATCCACCGAAAGTCTAGATATTTTATTTGCCCTTGTTGCAGGCATTACGTATGACTTGCGGTGCATTCTATTATATATTACACGTAATTTAGCCTTAAACCTTCGGCAAGCCTGCAGTAGACCAGAAATAAAAATAAAAAGTGCTGCCGCCATACTCCACTATGAAAAGCCCTCCAAAGTAGATGAATCTTCTCATCGTGGAATCTCCTGCAAAATGTAAGAAAATCGCCAGCTTCCTCGGCTCATCTTTCCGAGTCTTGGCAACCATGGGGCACATTCGTGCGCTAGAAGAAGACCTGGATGCAGTAGGAATATACAGAGATTTTGAGCCTAGGTTCAAATTCATCAAAGAAAAGACGAAGGCGATGACCGCCATTCTGGACGCGGCAAAAGAGGCGAAAACCATTTACTTGGCAGCTGACGATGACAGAGAAGGCGAGGCCATTGCGTATTCCGTTGCCTGTCTTCTGAAAAAAGATCCTCTATCTTTCCCTCGCGCGGTCTTCCACGAAATCACCAGCACAGCCATTCGTGCGGCTGTGGCGAATCCGAGAAAAATAGACATGAACAAGGTATACGCGCAACAGGCTCGCTCCGTCCTTGATATGCTCGTCGGGTTCACCATCAGCCCCGTTCTATGGAAACACGTCGCCCGTGGCTTATCTGCAGGAAGATGCCAAACTCCTGCTCTACGCCTCGTGTATGACAGAGAGAAAGAATCCAAGTCTCACAGCACGAAAACTTCTTGGGTAGCCTCGGGATCCTTCCAGAGTAGAGGCTCGTCAAACAAATCAAAACCCTTTGACGCAAAGTTAGAGGATGAGCTGGAAGACCAGGAATCCGCCCTGAATTATCTGGAAAACATCCATAAGGACCTTTTACCGATTGTCCATTCTGCCTCCGTGTCCAAATGGACGGCAAATCCACCGAAGCCTCTTATCACGAGCAGTCTACAACAAGAAGCATCGGCACTTCATAAAATCAATCCGAAGGCGACGATGAAAATCGCACAAGCATTGTATGAAGCAGGTCATATAACTTATATGCGAACGGATTTCGCCGTTCTTTCCAAAGAAGCCATTGCCGAATCTCAGACCTGGGTAAAAAAGAATTTCGGGGAGCAATACGTAGGCCCTGAAACGAAGGTTTCTTCTAGCCTTGCGACGGCGCCTTCTGCGCAAGCGCAAGCGCAAGCGCAAGCGCACCAACAAGAAGCCCACGAAGCAATTCGCCCCACGCATTTTGAAGTCGCCGATCCTCCAGGGGATTGGACTCCCCAAGAAAAACACATTTATAGCCTAATTTGGAAACGTGCCGTACAATCCACCATGTCGTCCGCCTACGGAAAAACCAGGTCCGTTAAACTCGTCTTCGGCGGTGACATCGATTTCCAATGGTCAGCCCACGCCAAGAAAACAGAATTCCAAGGATGGCAGCGTCTCGGCAAGCCTGCAGAGCTAGATGCAGACAGCGACGAAGAGCAAATCTCCGAAGAAGAAGAAGCCCGTTGGAAAGACTTTGCGGCCCTTACGCCAGGGACCGTCTGCTCCTGGAGCAAAATCCAGGCGAATCCAAAAAGGACAAAAGCAGCGCCACGTTTCACGGAAGCCACGCTTATCCGAGAACTGGAGAAAAAGGGCATCGGTCGCCCGTCCACCTTCGCCTCTCTTGTGGAAGTTCTGTTTGACAAATCCTACGTCGAAAAGAAAGATATCACAGGCGAAAAGGCGTCCCATACTGTCCTGAGCATACAACCCAACACATGGCCACCTCTTACACAAATCACCCAGATAAACTTGGGAGCAGAAAAACAAAAGCTTGTTCCCACAGCTCTTGGAGAATCCGTTGTCTCATTCTGTGTCCGAGAGTTCCCCCAGCTCTTCGCATATGATTTCACCGCCGCCATGGAATCTCGTCTGGACTCCATATCACAAGGCAAAGAATCCTGGAAAGAATTGTGTCGCGGAACATGGGATTCTTACAAGGACGACCATAAACGGCTGAGCGAGAAATCCTCCGTCCCGTCCAGCTCCGAGAAAGTCAAGGATTTTGGTGGAGGGTTCAAGGCGGTCATGAGTAAAACAGGCCCAATTCTCATCCAAGAATCCGGCCCCGACTCCAAACCCACCTTTTACACATTCCCCCCAGACAAGAAAGTTGCCGATATTACCGAGGAAGAAGCACGAACTTGGATTCAGGAAGAGGCAGAGGCGGCAAATATGGGCCAATTCAATAACAAGCCGATTGTGAAAAAGAAGGGTCCGTATGGAGAGTATCTCGAATGTGATGGCGTACGGATTCCTTATAGCGCTGCTGACACGGCAGCAGTAATTATAGAGAAATTCACGGCTAAAGCCGCAACAACATTTTCCTCCGTCCGTGTGGGTGTATATATCTTTGCCGTGGGCCAATACGGCCCATATATGTATAAGGACGGATTGAAAACGAGGACATTCATAGGAATACCCTCTAACATAAACCCAAAGACTCTCAGTGAATCCGAGGCAGCCGCCTTATATAAATCAGGAATGGATGCAAAGAAAAATGCAAAAGGAGGACGAATGCCCAAATGATTCTCTTCCGAGTTCTAAATTAGATGGTCGATTATCGCGGGAATAAAGATTTTGTAGAAGAATGTATAAATATTTTTAATCAGAAATTAGCAAGAGGTGATGCACCTATACCAGGACAGTTTTCCACTGTATTGAAAGTGGAAGTAAAAAAAGTTTCTTACTTTGTAAAACGCATGTATGTATCTGGCGAGTTATATGCCAAGGGAAAGATTACACTGAAAAATGAACTAATAGTAAATATCAATATGACAAAGCGTATACCAGAATTTGTATCCAATCTATTGGGAGCAAGAATGCTTGACGAGGGTGATACATATGAGGTATATCTTATTTTTGAAGCACCTACTGGATACAATCTTACGCAGTATATTGAATTAATAGGGCAAAAAGCTGTAAATAAGCAGTGTCAGCAGATATATTGCTCTATAAAAGCTGCTCAAGATGCTCTACATGCACAGCGAATTGTTCATAGAGATATTAAGCCTGATAATATATACGTTCTTGTTGGGGCCGACAAAAGAGAATTTGTGAAATGTAAATTGCTTGATTTAGGATTTGCAGCACCATTGGGTGAAAAAGCTGGACTTGTAGGAACTCGTGAACTAATGCCCCCAAACATGAGAAATCCACAAAACTACAAGTCTCATTATAATGGAAGAGCAACAAAAGCCCACAATGATTACAGTGTGAATGAAATATGGAAAACATTTCTTAGACAAGGGGATAGACCTCCGCCAGATTGTGGAAGGGTTGTAGAAAAGAAAGGTCCTCCATTGCCTCCAGAAAACTCTGACGACGATGAAGAAGAAGGAGGAGGCGGTGGCAATCATAGCAAACGCAGTAAAAGCAGTAAAAGCAGTAAAAGTAGTAAAAGTCCCTCTTCTCCCTTCCGGAATACTCATAAGAAAAAACAAAAACATAAAAGAGCAAAAACTCCCACTAAATAGATGTCTGGATCTCAGCCCTCTTCACCTCCTCCAGAAAAGACAGATTTATCTGGTAACCGCATGATAAGGCCGAACAATGGTTGGACCAAGGAGCAAGAGGGATTAATGGCTGAATGGGCCGATATTGCTTCTTGCTATCGTTGGATGCACGATAAATATGAGAAGCAGGCAACGTTAAGCAATTTATGGATTACTGTTCCTGTGATTATCTTATCCACTCTTACAGGGTCGGCGAGTTTTGTGATGAACAGCCTTGTTGGCGATGATCCTACCGCCAATAAATATGCCCAGATTGGTATTGGCGGTGTTTCTATTTTTACAGGAATTCTCACGACGCTCGGAAATTTCTTTCGCTATGCACAAAGCTCAGAGGCGAATCGTGTGGCCAGTATTGCGTGGGGTAAATTTCAACGCCAGATTGCCATTGAACTCGCCCTTCATCCCAATGACCGAATAGATTCCATGGATTTCTTAAAAATTTGTAGGTCAGAGCTTGATAGACTTATTGAACAGTCTCCACAAATTCCTGATAATGTTATAAGATATTTTGAAAAAGAATTTATAAATATGCCTAATCTTAAGAAACCCGATATTGCACACGGAATAGACCATACCAAAGTATTCAAGGATACAGATACTCGTATTAAGAAGATGGTAGTTGAGGCAACGATGATGTTGAAGCAAAAGCGGAAAGTCTGGCATGATGCAATGATGCCTGACGTGGATAGACATCTGGAAAAGAAGATATCAGATTTATCTGGAAACTTCAATTCCGTGTTAGAGGATAAGTTGAGGGCGTTTGAAGAGAAAATAGGGACACGAACAGGAATTCCTCGAGCACTGGTGCGAGGAACCACGTCTGTGCGAAAACCAGAAAGTTTACATGTGACATTTCCTAACCCCCCTAGAACAAAAGTAGAATCTCCTTCGCAGCCTATAGGTATTACTATTTCACCTGTTCTTGTTGAAGATTCCAAACCCGAAGGCGCAGTTCCTAACGAAGTAGTCATTTCGGTTGCAAGTATAGAACAATCTGAATCTGACACAGGCGATGCGAACGAATACTCGAAAAAAAGTTGATTTCGCCCGCCGGCCCAAATAATTAGCCCTACTTCAAATGTTGCTCTGGCGCTCGAATAGCTCTCACCGTGTGTATGGCTGGAATGATATTTTGAACGAGTGGAACGCCACTCTCAACCAAACGCCGTATGTGGAGACTGTTGTTGAAAATATTCGGGCTGCCACGAATCAGGCGGGCGACCACAGCCCTCGCCTCTCCCAGTTCCTTACATACGTGAATTACGAGCAGGAGGCCGTGAAGTGGCTTCTCTATGAGTTCATTGCTATTCGCTGGATGTGGGGCAGCATCCGCCTGGACTACGTGCGCGGCGTTCTGGACGAGATTGATTCTCTTGACAGCTATTTCCCATCATTCCCTGGGTCTCCCACTTGCACGGTGCGCCAGTTTGTGGTGTCCAACCTGGACGAGGAAGAGCTTGAGTATGTCCAGATGTTGCCTGCCCTGGTTCCCATGACTCCTGTGCGCTCTACACCTCCTCCTCTGCGCCGCCAGAGCAGGACTCGCGCAGCAGCCGACAACTCCCCCATTTATCCGACTCTATCTGAGCGCTTCTCTGCTGCGCAAACGCAAATCCAAGCAAAGCGTTCCCCGCCTATTATGATTCGCGTGATTCGCTCTTTGGAGGCTAAGAGCAAGGACGACGTCATTAAGATTACCCCCAATAAGGCCATTGACGAGAACGGTGAGAAGCTCTTCACTATCACCTACAATGACCAGGACTCTTCCGTGAACACCAAGATGAAGAAGATGGACGAGGCCGCAGTCCTGCAGTATCTGAGCAACTTCCTGCGCCTTCTCACCGTGGACGAGGAGCCGTTCGAGTCCGTCCAGTTCACCTTTCCCACTCTACCAACCGTCCTTGTTACTCCCAAAAACCTCACTTCACAGACGCGTGAGCTCGTCTACGAGACGGTGGAGACGATGGTGGCGAACTGGCCGGTGTGGGCGTAAGAAGCTCAAAGGTTAAATCTACGCGACCCTTGCGTAAATAAGAATTATCCAGACCATTTATAAACTCTGGTTTTTTATTGCTAGTGAGAACGAGAACCAAATTGGGATATAACCCTCTTTGAATCTCGTCCAGCATATGATTCCATCCCGCCTTTTCTCCAATCATGATAGGCATTGCTTTATGAGGAGTAATTCCAGTGTGAATTTTCTCCAAGGCTGCATCCACCTCGTCCAAACTTAGAATAAGAGGAGCATTGTCGCTAGGGGATGCATCTCCATACAATCCATACAAGGTATCTCCAGGCTGCCAGGGCTTCAGGGTATTACAATAACTTCCTTTTACACGACTCGCAAACAGAATGGGAATCATTGATTTCCCAGAGCCAGGTGGGCCATGAATATAGACAACGCAATGTTTATGCCTCATATAATGGTCATAAATAGAAGAAATAATCTTAGACTGGCCTTCCCATGGCTGAATGGAAATGTTTATCTGGCGTTTTATGAAATAGGGATTATTATAACTACCATATCTTTGCAAAAACTGGATAGAGGAAGGAGGTGGGCGGTTTTCTTGCAAGGGTGTAAAAGAGATTACTTTCTCTGTTGCTTTGGTCAGGCGCTCAAATGAGGAAGGCGTGGCGATAATCCACACACTATAAGTGTTTTCTCCTCTTTCAGACGAAAATGATTCCATAGAAAGATATAGTAAATACCAAAATCCGATGGAATATCCGAACCCCTTTCCTTCTTCCGTCATATGGCTGCACCAGCCACCGAGTTTTTTCTGGATTTCTTCACATAATTCCTTGCGCCCGAGTTTATACAGGCGAAAGCCGAGGAACTGTGTGAATAGAAAAAAAGACGACCATGGAATCTGATTGAGAAACAATGTCACCAATCCAATCCCTATTCCTTGAATCACGAAAGGAAGAGAAGTTGTATTGCTCATGCTTATGCTATTGCTGCTCATGCTGCTTATGCTGCTCATATACACTCTCCCCCGGCGTTTAGGACTTGCTATCAAAGGTAAAGCGAACCCGATGTTTGCGGATTTTTTCCATGAGAAGCCGTATCTTTGCAAAGGCGGTGGCCTCCTCGTATTTCTTTTTCCAGTATTCTATCTGGTTCTCCTGAAATAGTGAAGCCTCATACAGGGTTGTCATTTTTTCTTCCGTATATAACTTGGAATCCACATAGGCCTTGTGGGCGAGAGAATACCAGTAACGTGAAGTGCCAAATTTAAGAACCCCTCGCTACGCTCGGTTGTTCTTAAATTATTAGCACTTCACATTATTTCCTAAAATACCAAAATTAAGAACTAGCGTTCTTAATTTTGGCATTTAACGGT